GCTGGCTTAAAGCCGGTGTGCACAAAGGTTCCGTCCGCGGAGCCGTTGCCAATATAGCTTCCAAATTTTGAGTAGCCTTTTTTCTCTGCAAAACAGTAAGCAATATGAGTATTTGTACTTTTATTTATAGCATCAGTACCACCTAAAGAAAAAACTGAAGATGTAGGTGCAGTATCATTCCAAAATACCGAATCATCAACAGTTGCATCAGTATTATTGATACTTAAATAATCTGTTGCTGGTGCAGATGTATTTTTATGATGATACATTCCCCAGCCATAAGTACCAGTCCTTGATTTAACTAATATCATACTTGGAGTGGTTGATAATCCATGTTTTACCGTGCCAGCACTTCCTGTGCCTGTATATGCAACAATTGAGAACCCAGCAGTGTCATTAACTGTTCCTGTACTATCTATTGTTCCAATACTCGTTGCACTTGCGTCATTACTAAATGCTGTTCCAGCTTTCCAGCACCAAGCTACAGCAGTAACCCCACTTGCATTTAAACCAGCACTTGTACCTAAACTGAAACCATCACTATTAAATGCAGTTAAAAGTGTTGATGATGTACCCTCTGGTTGAGTATTATTTGTAGTTATTCGTTGTGCCACACCTCTTATTGAATCCAACAAATAATCATTATCATCATTTCCTCTATTTTTTCCCCATACCCAATCAGGTTGCATATCTTCAGAACCAGGAAGTGTAATTGATCTTGCGCTACCACTCCCTGTCCAGAGAACGGTTTGAAAAAATAATTCTGGGTTATCTATTGTTGTATAAGCCATTATCCTTGCTCCGCTAAATTCTTGCTATTCCAGGCGAAAAACCCTGATGGCACAGCATACTCAAAGTTACCGTGGCCATTTGCATCACTATTACTTGATGAAACTGCTGTCTTACCAAATCCAGCACCAAAATTAAAATCTAATATTGTTTCAGAGGATCCTGTGTCATTTGTCACTCCAAGAAAGTATGTGTCTCCTGTAATTTGACTTGATAAATCAAAGCCATTTGAACCTGCACCAGGATTACCTGAGTTCTCATATGTGCCGTTAATAGCAAAATAAACTTTACGATTATCTCTATCAAGTGCTATACTAATTATATCGCCATCCCCTCCACCTGAACCATAATTTTGATTGACGTTATTATTTCTAATTTTACCTGTATTAATAACATAAGCGACTGTACAATTTTGTGGGTCTGATCCTAAAGCTGGTCCTGTTTTTCCAAAATCTGTATTTGTAGCAGAACCCAAACCACTTAAACTCGCAAAAACCTCATCACATATTCCTATGATACCATAATGACTAGCACCAGCCTCATATTTAACCTCTGCATACCATTTTCCAGCATTTACTCCAAAAGTAGTTATAGAGCCAAATACAGGATTTGATGCTGGTGAGTTATAAACTAAAGCTCCATTATTAACTTCTGTAGTTGTTCTATACAAGGGATTAAAAGTACACGAATTATTTGTGCAAGTATCAGTAACTTGATCTACTGCTGTAAGGTTATTAACTGTGAAATTATTAGAACCAGCAGCATCATTACCTAAAGAAGAGCCATCCTCAAAATCTAAATAAAAGCCATTTGTACCAAAGGTTAATCCTGATACATCTACTGGTTTCCATATATTAGGACTATCAGAATCAAATTCTCCTAGGTCAGTATTTGCTAGAGCAGTTCCATCTACATGAACCACCTCACACATATACCCCTCAAAATATTTATTATTATATCTAGTCCTACCTATGTATGTAGCATCTTGGTTTGAATTAATATAAGATTCTAAATTTTGAGCTGGATATGTTCCTGATCCTGAAGTAAAATCGGAATCCTGAACACCATTTACATACAGTTTTAATCTGTTGGCTTCTGTTCCTTGTGTGGTATCTATGGCATACATTATATGGTACCAAGCTGTGGGGTCACGGAATACTCTATTTGTTGATAAATTAATTACCCCACCACCATGTGTTTCATACCAAGTTAATTGGTCAGAGGTATTAAAATAAATTTGTGCCGCATTTTCACTTCCACCGATTGAACCACCACTTGATGCAACTTCTACAATAGGTGAATGTAATCCAATTGTAGTTTTTTTAATCCAATATGATACAGTAAATATTTTTCTGTTTGATGCTGTTCCTAAAGTTTTATTTAAATGATCTGAACTTCCATCATTAAATTTTAATGAGTTAGCCACTTCATAGCCACCTGTTACAGCATTAGTGCCAAGTATCAAAGGTAATGGCATTTTAACTCTCCAATGTTGGTAATTCGCCTAGTGGTCTAGTGACTGTTCCGTCTTCTTGCTCTGTGTAAGTGTGTAAAGTTTCTAAAGCTGGAGTATCACTTGCGTTAGTAATAGCTGTTTCCATTTCAGCTTGTTTTGTTCTTACTGCATCTCTATGTGTAGATATAGAGCTTGGTATAGCAGTAGATTTTTCTGCGTTTCTAGTTATGTACCAATCAGTTTCAGATAATATACTAGCAACTTGTCTTTTCATGTCTTTAATTAATTGTGTTTTTAAACCTTCAATTCTAACATCATCTTTAGTACCTAGTCCGTTATCTTCGTCCTCTTGTGTAAATAGAGTGTCAGCATGTGCTTTAGCTGTAGCAGTTCCCCAGGATCTGGTTACTTTATTATCTGCAAATGCGTAAGATTCATCTGTATTGATGTACCATTTTTCATCTTTAAAGTTTGTAATATCAGTCTCAACTTCGTATATACCAATAGCATTCAATTCTGCTTTTGACCATAAAGAAAATATTTTAGCTGGGTATCTTACGTCTCCTATTACTAAAGATTTAGGATTGTTAATAAGTTTTGTTATATTGTTATCTTCTACTAATGCGTACATATTTTAACTCTCACTTAAATTTAATGTTCTTCCAACCTCTTGCCAGATAGCACCATTGTATCTGAAGACAAGAATATCAGTTTTACCATCTGATGATGTAAATGTTGGAGCTGTTGAAGCAGCAAACTCAAACACAGTATTAAATGCAATTGTGTGTGAGCCATTGTAATTAATTTCTAAACAAATAAATGAACCTTCAACTGAATTAGTTGGTGCAGCAAACGTAGTATTTTCTGTCGTTAAATGATATGCGTTTGGTTTAGCTTGAACGTCCCAAGCGACTGCGTTTGATGATGATGTCAATGCTTGTTGTGGAATGTAAGCAAGATCATTGAATTTAATATATCCACTTCCCTTTGCAGTTATTTCTAAACCTACATTTGTATCTCCACCTGCCGCAGATAAAGATGGATTATTACTTGTGGCACTATTTGTTACTTCTAAATGATTTACTGCCGCTGATGTTGTTTGAAATATTAATTGTTCGTTATTGTTTTCATCTAATATTCCATGAGCATCATCTATTCCAATATTTTGTGAATTTGTATCTAAATTTCCACCTAACTGTGGAGTGGTGTCATTTGAAAGGTCTGTAACTCCTGTTGCTATATCAGCAGCGGCGATTGTACCATTAGTGATTTTATCAGTTGTGACACTACTATTTGTAATTCCATTTGTAGTTATTTTAGTTAAAGCCATTTGTTATTCCTTATGGTTTAGTTGGCCAGCTGATATTATTACACTTATCAACTGTATCAACACCATTTGTTATATCTCTTAAATTTTGTCTGTAAGTAGTCATATCAGAAGATAATGTATTATCTGATAATGCTAAATAATCTGTTTCGGCTATAAGACGATTTCTCTTACTTCTAACATCTGCAATCGCTCTATTAAAAGCACCGTCTGCCCACGCCTGTTCTTCAGCGTCTCTAGCAGCTTCTTCTTCAGCCGTGAATTGTACTTGATTTCCGTTTATATTATGGTATCTTGGCATTGTCTTAAATTCCTTTTATACTATTTATAATCATTTTTTACGCTATTCCATATAATGTTACGCTGCCGGTATCTATATTTCCACTCTCAAATTTAAATTGTACAGCGTCAATAGCAGATGTGGTGTTAAAATAGCCACCACAAAAATTCATACTTGATGATGGATTATCAGTTATACTTTCAAAAGTTGAATAAAAATTTTTAACGAAAGTGGTACTGCTTGGATTAAACAAATGTAAATAACCACTACAAGACATATCATTATCTGTATATTGTGTTTCAGTTAATCTTTGAACACTTGTACTTTGTGCTAAATCTCTACCAGCTTCATAAGTTAGGGCGTGAGATCCTGTATTACCTTCGTCCATTTTATTTTGAAAATGTGATGATGTGATAGCAACTCCGTAAGCACCTCCAGTATTTATTGAACCTTGAAATGTAAAATTTGCTGCGGCTGATGGGTGTAAAAGATTAAAAATAAATAAGTATTCTTTGTAGGTATTATCTAGGACTACTCCATTCGCACCATTAACAAAAGATAAAGTAGAAGATGAACTAGCAGTTAATTTTTTAATTAGTGCTAAAGAACTGCCTAGGCCAGCTGCCATAGAGCCTGCGTCAAATATTGTTGTTCCGTTAGAAATTAATGCCATTAGGATACTCCATAAAGCTTGATTGTCCCTGAATCTATATTTCCAGATGACATTTTAAATTGTGCAGCCGTTATAGCGGCTGTTGTGTTTACATAACCACCAGTATGTCCATCATGTGAATATGGATCAGAACCACCACTATAATTAGGTTTAAACCTTGATAAAAAATGCTTTACAAAAGTGGTGTTTGCAATATCGTAGATAGATAAAAATCCTGATCCACAGTTATCATTAGCAATTGACATTGTATCTCCACCTAAAGGTTGAACACCTGTTCCATTTGCTAAATCATAAGCTGTTCTATATTGTAAAGAAGTTGCACTATTAGCTTCATCATGCCATGCAACAAAAGATGAACTTTGTTTTGATAAATCATATGAATGACTTGAAGTATCATCAGAAAAATTAACTGTAAAAGAAGCAGCACTTGCTGGGTGTATTTCGTTAAATGTAAAAATATATTGTTTGTAAGTGCCATCAAATACTACACTTGAAGCTCCGTTTACAAAAGTTAAATCAGCACTACTACTAGCAGTTAAAGTTTTAATATGAATCAAAGAACCTTTTGCTACTGCACTATCTAAAGCGCCAGCGTCTATAAGAGTTGTTCCGTTAGATATTACTGCCATTAACTATCCTTTATTCCGTATAGCTTAAATATACCAGAATCAATATTTCCTGAAGATGACTTAAATTGTATTGCGTCAATGGCTGTTGCGGTATTTACATAACCTCCTATAAAACTATCCATATTAGCATTACTATCGTGGCAACTATTTAACCTTGAAAGGTAATGTTTAGAAAAAGTCGTGTTACTTGGACTGAAAATTAAAATCTCACCCGAAGCACACTGGTCGTTATCACTTCCAACAGATTGATGTAAGTTTTGAAAAGATGATGAATTTGCCACCCTACCAGATGAGTAATTGAGTCTGTCGCCTGAGCTTTCGCTATCATTTTCTTGGTGATAAGTTGTATAGGAAGAAGATTGTATCACAGCGTCATAATCTGAGCCACCGTCTCTAAATCCTATCTGAAGTTGTGATCCATCTGTTGCGTGATGAACACTTGCATACACAACCTTATAAAGAGGATATGTACCATCAAAAACAACACTTGAAGCGCCATTAACAAAACTTATTGTACTAGTGCCTGAAGAAATTGTTATTGTTTTGATAAGAACCTGCGAGCCTAAACTAACACTAAAAGCACCAGCATCTGCTATGGTAGTACTGTTGGAGATTATCGCCATTAAATCTCCTCTAGCTTAAACTTATATTTTTTACCTGAGTTTCTATTAATTAAAAAGAGATCGTCTGAACCCTCTTGTATAGTCCAACTACCTTTTGATCCGTCAACTTCATTTCCTGCGTCTTTACCTTTATTAGTTAAATTTAAGTCACCAGTGTAAATGTCTCGCCATACGAAATTAGTTGCGCCCAAATCAAATGCATCATTTGTACTAGGTATTAAAGAACCTGCTATTTTATTACTGTTAGGGTCTAAATTGCCACCAAGTTGCGGTGTAGTGTCACCTACTAAATCTGTTACTACAGCAACAAAAGAGTTGTCACCTCTTAAAAAAGTAGATGATGATTTTGTTCCTGTGGCAGATAATTTACCGAGTGTTATTGTACTATCAGCAATTTGTGTTGCCGTAATTGTACCATTTGCGATGTCAGACGCTACAACAGTCCCGTCTGCTATTGATGCTGCGTTGATTTTACTTATTGCCATAATTGTTCTTTCCTTTAATATTTATACTATTTATTCATCACTATCTGTTGATACATTATATTTTTTACCATCTGTAAATTGTTGTATATTTGTTGTAAATCCAAAATCATCATCTGCGTCAGCTGATGTTGGATTAGGTGTGATAGTAATTCTTACTTCTCTTGCTTTATTAGTTGTATCCGTATCCATATAAGCATCTGATTGTACTGTTTTAACAACTTTTTGAGTTGACGCAGGGCCAAATAAATAAGTCTTCGCAGTAAATCCTAATGTATATATTACTGCTCTTCTTTGTGAAAAGTCACCTGAATATGTGTCTTCATAATTTACACTATTTAAAACAATAGGTATATCTCTCTTAATATCTAATTCTGGTATCGCATTTACAGTCACAGTAAAGTCAGGTTGAAAGAACGGTAATATTTGTTCTATAATTTGTAGACCTGCCTCCGCACTCGCTGTAAAAGAATATAGATTGTAAGATATATTATAAGGTACAGGAACATAATTAAAGTTTAATACTTTACCATCTGCGCCAGACTTAACGTGTTTAAATTTTTGTACTCTTGTTAGTTTTCTACTAGAATCATATTGTATACCTGTAATCTCAAAACTCATACGAGGTAAAGTTATCGCAAATTCTCTTTCTTGTAAATTTGGTTGTGCATCTAGTCTAGCTAAAAACTTTTCTTTTGGCGCATAAGCTAATGGTACTTTTATTGATTGAGTAATATTACCATTACTATCTCGTCTTTTGATTTGTATGTTATTAAAGATTTGACCAAACCCTATGGTCATTCTTCTCATATATCATCTGTTGTTGATGAAGTGTCAAAACCAGCCTGTGCATCTAAATCATTATTTTGAGCATAATTAGATTGAGTTTGTAAGTCATAAGTTTCAAGTATTAGATAATTCGCATCACCACTTGCGCTATCATTTTCTAATTGTAAAGACCCTACTTCATTCTCTAAAGTAAACTGATGAGCTAGTTGATCTAAACTATATTGATCTTCGGCACTATCAATTGTACCTACACCTGTATTTAATTCTTCTGAACTATATTCCCATCTAGTGCATACTAGTTTATAAACTGGTAGTTGACCTAGTTGAAAGAATGGCTCTTGGTCTTGTACAAATTGTATCTCAAAAAAACTATTCATCAAAGGCATATAAATTATATCGCCTTCGTTTGG